GTATGTTTGGTCCAATAGGACAAGATGTCGCACTTGCCGGTAAATACGGTTTATTCGCATAGAGGTAAACAAAATGGGATCAGCACCTACTTATACTCCGCCACCGCCCGACGATAGTTTTAAGAAATATCTCGAATATACAAAAGAGAAAGAAGCTATTTTAGAAGAACGTGCCGCTAAAGAGCGCGAAGAAGCCAAAGCTGAGTCAACAGCACGTAAAGCTGCAGGCGCTGCAGCATATGGTGGGCTAAAGAAAACAACTCAACAACAATTAGCTCAAGGCTTAATTGGATATGAGTCTGCTGCTAATCAATTGCGTGATTATGCAGCTAAATATGAGATGACTCCGCCAGAAGCGGACATCCAAGAACTGACTCAACAGTACACAGCATCTCTTCCTGGAAAGAGGGCCACAGGGATCTCGGCGGCGTATGAAGAGCTTCTTGGTAGGCAAGCTACAGGAGAAGAACTTGCCAAGGCTCAGACGCGATTCCAAGAAGGTTACTACGGGACCATGGAGGACTTTAAAGGTTCTCTTGCTAAAAGCCCTGAGTACCAAAAGAAATTTAATCAAAGCTACCTGGATAATTACTATGACACGATGTTTGGTAAACAAACAGTCGATGAAAAAGGTGAAAGAACAGGTAAACGTGCATTTAAATTTGATAAGTCGCTTCTTCCTCAGTATTCTGGAGATCTTGCCGAACGAACTAAAGTTACAACTCCTGATTTTGGTCAAGAAGTTACTGGTACTCCTTTTGAACTTCAAGAGCAAGTACAAAACATTCGTGATACCAGACAGTATCTTTACAGTGCTGGCTTGACCAATCTCCAAGGCGAAATTGATAGTCAAGTACAAAAATTAAAGAACGAAGGATCTAAAGAAGTAGCTAAGATTGGTAGTTGGGGCAATGTTATGTCTAGCGCGTTGTCTGGATTTTGGAGTTAATTTACACTTGCTATAATTTGTTTATTGAATCTTTTTTATAATGACTGCTTCTTCTGGAACTGATACCGCAACTGATTTTGACCTAAATCGTTTTCAGGAACTGTTAAACCGCCTGGAAGCTTCCAAAGGTCGTCAGCAACGCCAGAAATCTGTTGAAGGTCGCCGCGATATCTTCTCGCAGGGCCTTGCTAGTATGATGTCTAATTTCTAATTGTTTAGTAAAATTTTCCTACAATGACTGCTTCTTCCGGTACCGATACCGCAACTGATTTTGATCTGAATCGTTTTCAGGAATTGCTAGATCGTTTGGAAGCTTCCAAAGGTCGTCAGCAGCGTCAAAAATCCGTCGAGGGTCGTCGCGATATCTTCTCGCAGGGCCTTGCTAGTATGATGTCTAACTTCTGATCGATATGCAAAATTCAGGTCAAAACCAACCTTTAGGTCCGGAATTTGACCTGGATAAATATCGCAATCTTTTGGAGCGGCTTCAGCAATCTAAACGAGATAAAGAGCGTTTAGACAAAAAACTTCCTTTACCAAAGTCGGTATAATTTGTTATTATGACTAGCAGTGTTCCCGCTGGACAAACCGATGTTGATGATTGGTTTGATCTAGATAAATATCGTCAGGCGGCTGGCGTTGCCTACGAATTTTCCAAAAAGAAAATGGAGACTGCTGGTGAGCAAGAACGAGAAACTATTGGCAAAGGAGCAGAAGAGCAACGAACCTCTTCTGAACAGTCCCAGCAATTCAAACAAGCCGATGAGGCGCGGGACTACGGTCAGTCCCAACGAGCTTATCGATATTGAGCTGTTTGATCAGTGGGTTGATAATTTAGACTCAGCTACTCAAGAGAGTTTTCTTGAATTTGCCAAGAAAACATACTCTGTAATTGAGATTTATTTATATTCTAGGTTCCTTGGGTACAGAGGATCCATCACAGGTTGCAACGCCTGGGTATTGACTCATTACAAAAAACCAGATCACCTGCGTGTTCTTCTTAACGAGATCGAAGAGATCCAAGAAGACATGCGTAAGTTGCGTGAAGATATTGAGAATCTTGCCGTTAAGCGTGACGCTGGTGTTGCCAGGCTTGCGGCAATGACAAAAGAATTGCGTGGCACCATTAATCAAGTTGAATCCTACACAATCGTTAAGGACCGCAAAGGTTTACTGATGGCTGGTGCTGACCAAGCCATTCGTGAGTTGCTTGCAGTATTTAAAGATGACCCAATTGAAGGTCCATTGCAAGAAGCATCAATGTCAGTGTGGGCTAAAATGCAATTAAATGAATAGTGTCAATGCAACAACAGCAATCACCAACTAATGTTCCTATCCGTTCCGGAATTATTTTTGGTCCTGGCCGTTCCACTCGTCTGCCTGATCCTGGTACGCCTGAGTACAAACAACTCGTAGATCGCATGCGTAACGCCGCACAAAACAATAAATGACAAAAGGTAAGATGCCACCCCAACTGGTGGAATACTTTAAAAAGAAAGAAGCCAAGAAAGAAGATGGCTCCGAGATGAATGACAAAGAAAAGCGCAAAGCAGCTTTAGATAAGGCACGTAAATATCAAGAGCAAAAACGCAACAAAACAAAAGAGTAGGTTAGTATTAACTAACTTACTGGCTATATCGTGCCTGCACATCTTCATCAAGCTTACAGGCGTAATGCTCAAGCCGCTGCACAAAAGCATCGCGTTCGTAAGCACGATAATGAAGATATCTTGGAGCAGGCAAGAGAAGACTTTGGTTTTTTCTGTGATTACGTAGCCGATAAACCACCAGCTAAACATCACCAGGACTGGCATCGGCACTTGGTAACCAACCAGGACAGCTCTTGTCTACTTAAGGTTGCTGGTCCCAACATTGACCTATTGGCGCCTAGGGGCTCAGCCAAGTCCACTGTCGCAGGTTTGTTTGCGGCATGGGCCATTGGTGTCCATACGGCAGCCAAAAGACCACTGCAAATTCTTTATCTTTCGTACACTGTTGATATCGCACGATCTAAGTCGGCAACCATTAAAAGACTTATTGAAAGCAAGAGATATCAAGAAGTTTTTCCAACTGTAAAGCTACTCAAGAACGTCACGAGTAATGAGTACTGGTCAATTGACCACCGCTTTGCGGGTATTGATATTGCCGGTGAAGAACAATTCACTCTTTGCGCTGCAGGCCTAAAGGGTTCAGTTACTTCAAAACGAAGTCAACTTGTAATTATTGATGACGCTATCAAAAGCTCATCAGATATTTCTAACCCTGACATCAGAAAAATGATGCAGGATAACTGGAACGCTGTTATCGCACCAACCATGTTCGAAGGTGGCAGGGCGATCTGTCTTGGCACCAGATTTAGGCATGATGACATTCATGCAACTACTTTTAATTCACAAAACAACTGGACGCAGATTGTTCTTTCTGCTATCCAAAGTGATCCAGAAACTGGAGATGAGGAGTCTTATTGGCCAGAAATGTGGTCCCTTGACTATTTAAAAGAAAAAAAACGGCAAGCACCAATTGCTTTTTCTTTCCAGTACATGAATCAAATCGTCAGGCAGAATGAGTTGTCTCTTGCGCCTGAGCTGATTGTCAAGGCTGAGATTGCAACTGAGTTTGATGCTCTTGGGGTTGGGGTTGACCTCTCCGCTGGTACAAAAGAAAAGAATGATTACACCGTATTTGTTCTTGGTGGACGGCTTGGTGACAAAGTTCACATCATTGATTACCGCCGCATGCGCGTCATGGGTAACTTAGAAAAACTTGATGCTTTAAAAGAGTTGCTTAATGACTGGTCAATCATAGGTAGAGATAGCAACGGTAATTACTTTCCGACTTACAACACGTGTGACATATGGGGAGAAGCTGTACAGTACCAGGCATCCTTAGAAGCCGACTTCAAACGAATCTGTTTAAGTGGAGACAATCTTTACAATTTAATCTGGCATCCAGTTAAAGGTTTTAGGGCAGATAAACTAGCTCGCTTCAGAGGAATTATGGGTATGTTTGAAGATCGAAAGCTCATCTTTAATCGCTACCGAAACTTCACTGCTATGTTTGAAGAACTTACTAACTTTGGTGTTAGTAGTCACGACGATACCGTCGACGCGCTCGTTTGGCTCGTAAACGGATTAGCAAAGAAAGGGAATCTTCAAGTTGATTACTGACGATTAGAATAAGAAAAAAAGCTTTTGCCATGGGACCTGAGTACCTGGCGATTCTGATTACAACTGGTATTGCAGGCATTTCAGGTGGTACCTGGGCAGCCAATAAGTTGTTATCCAGGTCGCATGAACGAATCAAACAGCTCTCTGATCGCGTGACAATTCAAGAAAAAAAAGTTGAAAATCTTGATGATAGTTTCAACCGCATGCCTCTGGAATACGTACTAAAAGTCGACTTTTTACGGGAAATCCAGCATATGCACGACACCTTTAAAGAAATTAATAGTAAGCTGGACAGAATGATGGATCGCCTTTTGAAATGACCAGCTACATTATCGAGATTCAAGAAGATCAAGACGGAGAACTTTTTATTGAGTTTCCCGAAGAAATTATTGAAGAACTCGGCTGGCAGGAAGGAGACATTCTTTCATGGGACCTCAAAGGAGAAGGTATTGTCCTTTCTCGTTTGAATGACGAAAGTGGTTACGAAGTAATAGAAGAGTAAAATAGAAACAAGATAACAATATAACAATGGCTGGTCTTTACGGCACGTTCATGGGTAATGAAGCGGGCATACAAAACACTATTGCTGGTAATCCGGCTGAGTTTTTAATCCCAGGGCGAGCTCGCCGGACTACACAACCCAAGCTCCCAGGAGAGGATCCAAGAGCAATTGAAAGTGTCTATGGTTCTCCTAACAAAATTCCTGTTCCGGTGCCTGGTCAAAACGCTTTGCCACAAGCTTTTATGCCCGGCATGAATCCCATGGGTAACGCAGGTTTTTACCTGGGACCTCAAATCGGTCAGCAGCTTCCGGCAGGTTTCTTAAATAAATATGTTTCCTAATCAAAACTGTTAAACTAATTCCATTGGGTTGAAAATAGTTAATGGCTGCCGACGCTAAATCTCGTCTTAAAGAAATTGTTGATTCCTATCTCGAGAAAGACGGTGGGATTGGCGTAGACACTGGCGTTGTTGCAGCCCACTTAGCACAGATGAAAATGTTTGGCATCCGTCAGGGTGTTGAATTTTTTCCAGCTCAAGACAACTTTGGAAGTCAACGAAAAGACTTTATCGACCGAGTCGTTAAATACAATCAAATTGATACCCATTTGGATTCTATTTGGGATTACTTCTTATGTGATGGCCAGGGTTTGTTTTACATTCGCCCTACTCAAAGTAATTATCGACTTTACTTCTTTCGTAAGCACGAGTATCGTTCTTATTACAACGTTGATGGTGAACTAGATGAGGTCGTCATCATATACAGCTATAAAGTCAAAAATGGTTTTGGCTTTAATCAAGATATTAATCAAGGTTCAATTACTGGACTGGAAACTCTTGGCGGTCAAGGCACCAAGCGTTACATCCGCCTTTCAATTAAAAGGAAAACAATTGAGGAGACACATTCAGAAGGTGAGATTTCCTTTGACCAGCCCATGGGCGTAACCCCTGGTAAAACAAAGACATATCGCAATACTCTCGGTTTTATTCCCTGCGTAGAGATCTTTAACAATCCCAAAGGATTTTCTACAGAGGGCGTTGGCGAATTTGATGCACTTGCCAATCACATTGTTACGCATGATGAA